AAGGGCTCCGACTCTTTAGAGGTGTTCTTTTCACTAAGACTAGCTTAAACCTATGACAGCACCTCAAACCTTCTCTGTGGATGGTGTCTATGCACCTCTGTTTGACGATGACCCGATCATCCTTTCAGAGCAAGCATCGGCTCCTTCTGCTCAGCCTAACAAGGCAATCATTTACGCCATTGATAACGGTTCTGGTAAGACCCGTCTGATGGTTCAGTTCCCTACTGGCTCTGCTGTTCAACTTGCTATCGAACCATGATCGCTCAAGCAGTTCTTGCTTTGCTTACAGCCTGGACAAACTGGGCTGATATCAACACCACTGGCGCCTCTGCCAGGGTTGTTCGGGATGGTCAGAGCGTTGTGCTGCGTGTGCAGACCTCTGATCCAGGGGCCCACCTGACGGGTCTGGTGATGCGTACAGCGACTCCCCGCCAGCGAGAAGCTGACGGGCGCAAGGCCGTGACTGGCTACTACCTCGACCGGGGCATCTTCACCCGCTGGCGCTTCGACGGCAGCAAGGGTGCCGACACCCTGGAGTTCGGCCCCCAGGGCCACATCATCAGCAAGCAATCCGGCGGGGTGGTGGACTTCAAGCAAGACAACGCCCCTGACCGCTTTGTCTTCACCAACCGGATCGACGTGGCTAAGTGCTCCGAGAAGCACGGCATTCAGTGCCATCCCCTCAACCACCTCCAGCGGGTGGTGATCAAGAACTTCGGTCGTGAAGATGAGATTGTCCTTCAGGGCAAGGTCTATCGCTTTGCTGATGTCAAGGCTGGAGTTCTCCCTGGTGTGCCTGTAGATCGTCTCCGTATCCAGTAATCTAACCAATAGGCAATGGCTACATTCAATAAATACAACCAGTTTGTTCAGGATCTCGCTAGTGGCGTGCATCAACTGCAGACTGGTACTTCCCATGTGCTGCGGGTTGCCCTGAGCAACACGGCACCTAGTAATACCCACGCCACACTGTCACAGGTCACAGAGCTGACCACAGGTGGTGGCTACACGGCTGGTGGTATCTCTGTCGGTACGATCACTGGCTCCCAGACAGGCGGCACCTTCAAGCTCACAGGAGGCACTGATCCTGTCTGGACTGGCAGTGGCGGCGGCTTCACGGCCCGCTACGCGATCCTCTACAACGATACCCCGACCTCCCCTGCTGACCCGCTCATTGGTTGGTGGGATTACGGTAGCTCGGTGACGATTGCTGCTGGTGAGACTCTGACTGTTGACCTTGATCAGGTGAATGGCATCCTGACCCTTGCTTGATGGGGTAACTCATGGCCCAGTTCCTCCGCCCTGATTCCAACGTCACGCAAACCAGCTTCACAAATGGTTTTGCGGAGATTGACGAGGCGACGGCAAGCGACACTGACTTTGCCTTTGGTGCCAACAACACCGCTGCGGTGCTGGAGGTTGGCCTCAGTAATCCTGCGGCAACACCTGATCCGGCGGGCACCTCAACGGTGCGCTACCGGATTGCCAAGACCAACAACGGGACGGTCAACGGTGCTGGCAACGCTGTTAACATCACGCCAGGGGTCTACCAGGGCAGCACGCTGATCCAAGCGGGAACCGCCCAGACAGCAACGGGAACGTGGACGGGATACACGTTCACGTTCACCCACGGCTCGATCACCGACTGGACCGACGTTCGGCTGCGGTTCACAACCAGCGCATCCGGTGGCTCTCCTGCCAACCGCCGAGGCGGTGCGGTCAGTTGGGCGGAGGTCGAGGCGCCTAATGCAGCTCCTCAAGCACTTGTCCTTACTGCTGATCCAGCTTCCTTTTCTCTTGTAGGAGTAGCTGCGTTAGTTCGTAAAGCCTCAGTCATTGCTGCAGCGCCAGCAGCCTTTAATGCTGTAGGTGTTGATGCTGGCTTTGCTAAGGGCTGCAACCTTTCTGCTGATGCGGGTGTTTGCACCTTCACTGGGAACGACGCCACCCTAACTGCAGCAGCCAACCCCAACAAGGTTCTAACTGCTGATGTAGGAAGCCTCGGCCTCACTGGTATAGATGCAGGGCTCATTGAGGCTGCTCGGCTAACCGCTGACCCTGGTGTCTTCATCCTCTCGGGCATTGATGCTGGCATTAGGGCCACTCGTCTCCTTTCTGGCGGCTTAGGCTCATTCACCTTCAGTGGTATTGACGCTGGAGTCCTAGAGGCGGCTAGGCTTAACGCAGATACTGGGATCTTTACCCTTTCCGGTATCGACGCAAGCACTTCTGCCAGCCGTATTCTTGTAGCGCAGACAGGCACCTATATCTTCACAGGTATAAGCGCAGCCTTGATGAAGACGGGCGGTGGCAACACTGACCTGATTGCAGATACTGGTTCGTTCCTCATCACGCCATCAGGCGGGTCTGGTGGCTTCTCGTTAGGCAGCCTGTTCTCGCTGGATCAAGGATCATTCAGCTTGGTTGGCAACACCATCCCACTCCGTAAGACCTACCGTCTTTCCCTGGAGACGGGTCTCCTCCAATACGGAGGTAATGAGTCTGTCAACCGCATCAGGCGTGTTCTCCAGCCTGAGCAAGTGGATAAGGTCTATGCCGGTAACTTTGTAGACATCTATCCATTCCTCAAGGTCAAGCGATCTCCACCTAGAAGGCATCCCTCGGGAAGAGGCATCGCGCCTAGGTTCTGACCTTAACTTAACTCTTCTTAAGTAATCAAAAACCATCATGCCTATCTCTAATACTCGCTCCGGCTTTGGCCTTGTTTCCAAGTACGGTGACATCCCCATCGATGCAACGGCGGATACCGCCCTGGCAGCTATTACCACCTCCAGCACCATCCGTGACGTTCTCGACATCCTGTCTGCCTGTGTTGGCCGTAACCGTGTGACCGATGTGGACAGCACTGGCTATGCCACCAGCGTCCAGGTCTCTACTGCTCCGACTGACATCAGCCTCAGCGCGGCCTCTCTCGCTGTTGGTGCTAACGGCACGGTGACTCCTGTGACCGTGGGCACCCTCACCACTACCGCTCCGATCACCACCAGCTACACCTACAGCCTGGTGTCTGGTACGGGCGACGACGACAACGCCGACTTCGACATCTCCAGCGCGACCCTCCGCTACATCGGAGGAGCTGCTGTTGGTGGCACTCTTAGCGTCCGCATTCGCACTACCAGCGTTGGCGGTCAGACCTACGAAGAGGCATTCACCATCACCGTTGCCTGATAGATATATGGCTCCTCAGAACCGATGGTTTGCTGCCTCTAGGTCAACGGACTATCTCTGGCGGGCCCTGACTGACGGCACGGTTGAACGGCTCAGTGGTGGACGGATCCCAAAGATGACCCCGCAACAAGCGGCTGGTCTGCTGGGGTCCTTCATCATTGAGACTGGACGGAAGACCCTTGACCCCCTCGATGTGATCGAGAAGGTGGCTGGCAAGGGCAGGGGCCTGGCCCAATACACCGGGCCCCGCCGCCAGGCCTATGACCGCGCAGCAGCGGCTGCCAAGGCCCAAGGCAAGGACATCAACTCCCCCCAGTGGCAGCTCCAATACTTCGTGGAGGAGTACCTGGGTAAGCATGACCCTGCCCCTGGCCGGTCCCTGATCGGTTGGACGCGGGTGTTTGAGACGGCCCCGAAGAAGGGAACCCCCCAGGACTTCGCCCGCTACTACACCGGCTCCGCTGCCGAGGGCAGGGGCTACTTCCGTCCAGGTGTTCCCCATACCGACCGCCGCCAGCAGGCTGCCCAGGAAGTCTTCAACTACTACTACAAGCCCGAGCCCCCCAAGACCATGAAGGTCCAGGAGGCAAGGCAGATGAACGTCGATAACAGACCCAACCCCGTCCAGATGATCCAGCAAGGAATTAAGGGGGCTGTGGATCTACTCAATCCGTTCGATTAACGTATAGCCAACTTAGGCTCATGATCTCCTGCTCAAAGAGAGGAGTATGCATTGAGTATTTAGCCGTAAATCTTTTCCTGGAGGCGGGGTTTGAGGTGTTTGTTAACGCAGCACCTGACGGCCCCGCCGACCTTATGGTTTGGGATGGCACTAATGCATACCCTATAGATACCAAAAAAGTCAATAAGTACATACATGTCAATGGCAGTGGCTGTGGGTATTCCTACTCAAAGTCAACATTCAAGCCGGGGGTGATCTATCTAGGCTACTGCAACGGTGAATGGATATGGCTCTCAGACGTGCCCCAGAGCCTCTCAGAGGCCGTTCAAGTTGACCTTACGTATATTCGGTCATGAGGGCCTCTTCAAGCGCCTCACAGACGATTCTGGAGGGGCGCCTTAAATCTGAGTTCAAGACCTTCCTCGCAGCCATCTGGCATGAGCTTGGTCTTCCCTCCCCAACACGGGCACAATACGCCATTGCCGACTACCTACAGCACGGCCCTAAGCGTCTACAGGTCCAGGCCTTCCGAGGCATCGGAAAGTCTTACGTGACTGCTGCCTATGTCCTCTGGGAGCTCTACCGAGACAAGGACAAGAAGATCATGTGTATCTCTGCCTCCAAGGAACGGGCAGACAACAACTCCATCTTCATCCAGAAGCTCATCCTGTCCATCCCCTGGCTCAGCCACATGCGGCCCAACAGTGATGAGTTCCGCTGGTCCCGCATCTCCTTCGACATCGGTGGCTGTAAGCCCACCCAGGCCCCCTCCGTGAAGTCTGTGGGCATCACAGGGAACATGACGGGTTCCCGTGCAGACATCATGCTCTTTGATGACGTAGAGGTCCCTGGTAACTCCGCAACAGACATGCTGCGGGAGAAGCTCCTCCAACTGGTGTCTGAGGCTGAGGCCATCCTCATGCCTAAGCCCACCTCCCGCATCCTCTTCCTCGGTACTCCCCAGACTACCTTCACGGTCTACAGGAAGCTCGCTGAGCGGGGCTACAGGCCCTTTGTGTGGCCCTCCCGCTACCCAGACAAGCCTGAGCTCTATGAAGGCCTCCTGGCCCCTCAGATCGAGGAGGACATGGCCAATGGAGCAAAACCTGGAGACCCCACCGACACCCGCTTCTCTGACCTTGAGTTGATGGAGCGAGAGGCCGCAATGGGCCGCTCTAACTTTCAGCTCCAGTTCCAACTGAATACCACCCTCAGTGACGCCGAGAAGTTCCCCCTCCGCTTTGCTGACTTCATCGTTACTCCCCTCGGTAATGAGTGTGCTGAGCGCTATACGTGGTCCTCGGATCCCCGCTACGTCCTAAGGGACCTCCCCGCTGTGGGGCTGCCTGGAGACAGGTGGTATAGCCCCATGTTTATTGATGCCGCCTGCTGTGACTACAGCGAAACCATCGTCTCCCTCGACCCCTCTGGTCGGGGCCTAGACGAGACGGTTGCTGTGGTCCTCTCCCAGGCCAATGGCTACATCTTCGTGCGGGATATGGTCGCCTTTAGGGACGGATACTCCGATGATACCCTGAGGGCTGTGGTTTCCCTGGCTAAACGCTACAAGGCCGGAACCATGCTCGTTGAATCTAACTTCGGAGACGGCATGGTCTGTGAGCTCCTGAAGAAGCACCTCCACCAGCAGCAGGCCAACATGCACGTCGAAGAGGTCAGGGCTACCGTCCGTAAGGAGGAGCGGATCATCGACACCCTTGAACCCGTCCTCAACCAACACCGCCTGATCATCGACCCCAAGATCATCGAGTGGGACTACAGATCCAACCCAGACGTAGCTCCCGAGAAGCGCCTGGAATACATGCTTGGTTACCAGCTCTCCCGCATGTGTCGGGAGAAGGGGGCCGTTAAACACGATGACCGTATCGACGCCCTGGCCCAAGGCATTCAGTGGTTCACCGATGCCCTTG